GAACAACTTGAAAGTAAATTTGGTAAAACTGCTACAGAAATAATGAGTAGTCTAGGTATACTTAAAAGTGGTGTTAAACCAGAGCCGAAGCCTCCTGGTGGAACTGGTGGTGGAACTGGTGGTGGAACTGGTGGAGGCAGTAGTAGCACTCCAAGCGGTGTAAGTGGAGATGATCCCTACGAAGAAACAACATCAACGCCAAGTGGTGTAAGCGGAGATGATCCCTATGAAGATGAATCAGTTAATACAATAGATACAGATGCAGGTTCAACAGAAACTACAAGTGGTAGTTTAACGCCTCCAGGTGAACTCGTATAAAAAGTAATTCCATATAACTATAAGGATACCCGGTTACGACTGGCCCCAACATAAGGAGAAACAAAATGGTAGAACAAACAGCAGCAGCAACGGAAGAAGCAAAGCCTATAATAATAGACTCTGCAGCACATCGTAGAAATGCAGAACGTGCTAAACGTGATGAAGAAGAGCTAAAACAACTCTTAGAGGAACACACAGGTGACTCAGAACAGGAAGAAGAATCCAGTAGCGAAGCTGTTAAGGACACCAAAGTTCAGGCAGAGAGTGGTTCAGAACAAAAAGAAGAACCAAAAGCTGAAGCACAAGAAGAAACTACAGACGATGACTTAAGTGCAGAAGAGAAAACATTTAAGCAACGCTATGCTGACATCCAACGCCATATGCAAGATAAAGCGGAAGAGCATAAGGCACAAATAGAAAAACTAAAAAATCAACTAGACTCAGCCGCTAAAAATGAGCTTGTACTACCTAAGTCAGACAAAGAGATAGAAGCTTGGGCTAAGAAGTACCCTGATGTAGCAGGAATAGTAGAAGCTATAGCAGATAAAAAAGCACAAGAGCGTTCACTAGATATTGATAAGCGTTTAAAAGAAGTAGAAGAGTTACGTGTAAATGCTAAACGTGAGAAAGCAGAAGCTGAATTACTAAGTATGCACTCTGACTTTGAAGCTATTCGTGCAGATGATACTTTCCATGAATGGGCTAAAGAACAGCCTAAATGGGTACAAGATGCACTATATGAGAATGTTGATGATGCCAAGTCTGTGTCTAGAGTAATAGACTTGTACAAAGCAGACAAAGGTATTACTACAAAGAAACGTAACACAGAGAATAAAGACGCAGCTAAGGCTGTCAAGTCTCGTGTACGTAATACACCTGAAACTGAAGAAAGTAATACATATCTTCGTGAGTCTCAGGTTAATAAGATGTCCACTAGAGAATATGAGAAACGATCTGATGAGATCATGGAAGCTATTCGTAGTGGAAAGTTTATTTACGATATGTCTAAATAATTACTTGACAATAATAAATTCGTAAGTATAACTACTAACATGATAAGAGTGACTTAAATGTTACTCTATCGTGTGACTAACACTAAGCCACAATAAGAACTACCCAGACATATAGGCCCAGTAGCTATGAAGTAGGCCAACTGATTAGCAACACTGACTACCCTAATATGAACGGCCTCTTTCGTGGATATGACGTGTACATTTTAACATAGCCATATCTATATAAGGAGAAACATAATGGCTTTCGCAACCGCAGCAGGTTATGGCAATTTACCTAACGGTAATTTTTCGCCAATAATCTATTCCAAGCAGGTACAACTTGCGTTCCGCAAGAGTGCCGTAGCTAATGCGATTACAAACTCTGATTATTTTGGAGAGATCGCAAACCAAGGTGATACTGTTAAGATTATCAAGGAGCCAGAAATTTCTGTATCCTCATACTCTCGCGGTACACAAATCTCAGCACAAGATCTTGATGACGAAGAGTTTCAATTGACTGTTGATAAAGCTAACTACTTTGCTTTTAAGATGGACGATATTGAAGAAGCTCATAGTCATGTAGATTTTATGCAACTTGCAACAGATCGTGCAGCATACAGACTTGCTGATCAGATGGACCAAGAAGTTCTAGGCTATCTATCAGGTTTTAAACAGTCTGCGTTACACGCAAATGCAGGTACAGCTAATGACGTGGTAAACGGCACTAAAGCTGTATCAACTGCAGGTTCAGACGAACTTCTTTCTTCTATGAAGCTAAAGAAGGGTTCCTTTGGAAACATCACTACATCATCTGCTGATGATCACTCAATTCCATTGAAACCACGTTTAGGTGGCGCAACTGCTGCCGATACTGCAACAGCAACCCCATTACAAGTTATTGCTCGTATGGGACGCCTTTTAGATCAGCAACAAGTTGATACAAGAGGCAGATGGTTGGTTGTTGATCCAGTGTTTGTAGAACTACTCAAAGACGAAGATTCACGCATGTTAAATGCTGACTTCGGTGGAGCAGGACTACAAAACGGTTTGGTATTGAATAACATTCACGGTTTCCGTATGTATACTTCATCAAACCTTCCTTCAGTAGGAACTGGTCCAGGAACAACAGGTTCAGCTAACCAAAACTCAAACTATGGTGTAATCGTAGCAGGTCACGACTCTTCAGTAGCAACTGCAGAGCAAATCAACAAAGTTGAAACTTATCGTGATCCAGATAGCTTTTCGGACATTGTTCGGGGTATGCACCTATATGGTAGGAAGATTCTTCGTCCAGAAGCAATCGTTACTGCCAAGTACAACGCAGCGTAAGGGGGGATTGAATAATGGCTACTTATGACATGACTTCAAAAGCCACTGTTGGTGTTAACTCAGACAGCAGTGCAACAGCTACCTCTCGCCATCAAGCAATGGGAATGTACATGCGTGAAGCACGTCTTGACATTGCTAAGTTGGTTGCAGCAGGGTACTCAAACGCAGATGGAGACATCTTCCAACTTCTAGAAATTCCTGCCAATACACTAGTATTGTTTGCAGGTGCTGAAGTTGAAACTGCTTTCAACGGAACATCACCAACTGTAGATATTGATTTTGCAGCAGGTGACGATATTGTTGATGGTGGTGACGTTAGTTCTGCAGGTTTCTTAGCAAGTGGTACAAACGGCCAAGCTATGGTTGTTAATACTGCTGCTGCAGATACTTTTACGGCACACGTAACAACTACAGACACAATTGACGTTAAGTTGATTGCAGGTTCTGCAGATGTTACATCTGGTATCCTACGTGTTATGGCATGTTGCATTGACACAGGTGCTAGAGGTGGACGTGCGCCTGATGAAGTAGATAGAGATTTACTTGCGTAACATAACCTAAAAGTGGGGGGCTAGGAAACTAGCCCCTCTACTTACATCTAAAGGGCATCAATATGGCTACTACATATCTTACACTTGTTAATGAACTATTACGTAGATTAAATGAAGTTACTCTAGACACTGCAGGTGATGGTTTTACAACTGTACGTAATGTACAAGCTTTAGCAAAAGATGCAATCAATAATAGTATTAGACTCATTGTTCAAACTGGACAAGAGTTTCCTTTTTTAAAAACAACAGAAACACAAACACTTACTGCAGGTACTAGGCAGTATAGTTTTCCTACTGATTACTCTAGCACAGATTGGGATACGTTTTATCTTAAAAAGCTAACCTCTAAAGATAATACCCCTGTAAGATTAAAGCCAATCAGTTATGATGACTATATTCAAAACCATAGAAACATTGATGATACAGGTAATCAAACAGATGGAGATGGTGCTCCAATATACGTATATCAAACACTAGAAGAAAAGTTTGGTGTAACTCCTGTACCAGATGCAGCCTACCAAGTAGAGTACATCTACTGGTCTTTCCCCAGTGACTTAACTAACTTTAATGATACTTCAGTTATACCTGATAGGTTTAACCACGTTGTTATTGATGGCGCTATGATGTTTATGATGCGCTTTCGTAGCAATGAACAAAGTGCTGCCATGCATCAAAACAACTTTGATGATGGCATAAAGCAGATGCGTAGAGTGTTAGTTGATGATCCTCTTATTGTAAGATCTACAGTAATAACAAGATCTAATACAAGTACATTCGGGAGATTTATTTAACAATGGCAGATAATCTAGCCTCGTTTAAGATATTCTGTCAGGGTGGGCTAAACACTAGTAGAGATGTTTTATCTCAGGGTGAAACTACACCTGGTTCTGCTATAAAGCTTACAAACTATGAGCCATCTGTTACAGGTGGTTATCGTAAGATAAATGGATTTAGTAATGACTTTGGAACAGTAACAGGTACAGGAAATGTGCTTGGAGTCTGTGTAGCTAATGGTATTAATGATGGTATATTAGCTTGTAGGACTCCTTCTAGTGGTAATAACTATTTACATAAATGGAACAACTCTACAAGTGCATGGGATGCCGTAACTACTTCTGGATCACCTACTATGTCAGGTGTGACAAAAGTTAGATTTACTAAATATAATTTTGGTAGCCCAAAGGTAATACTTACAGATGGTGTAAACCCTGCTGCTACATATGATGGATCAACATATACTCAAATAACACACGCCAACGCTCCTGATGACCCCAAAGTATCTGCTGTATTTCAAAACCATATGTTTCTAGCAGCAGACCCTAATGAAGATACTAACTTATATTTTAGTGCTCCTTTAGCAGAAACAGATTTTAGTGTAGCTAATGGCTCTGGTGTAATAAATGTAGGTTACCCTATAGTAGCTATAAAGACGTTTCGTGATGCTTTGTATATTTTTGGCAGTAACAACATTCGTAAGCTTGTTGGTAATAATATTTCTAATTTCGTATTAGAATCTGTTACAGATAATCTTGGGTGTTTAGCTACAGACAGTGTTATAGAGATAGGTGGTGACTTACTATTCTTATCTCAGGATGGTCTACGCCCAGTTTCAGGCACAGACAAAATTGGCGATGTAAATCTAGAGACTGTCT